TCTACCTACAGACACCCGTACCTTCTGATGTGCTGGGGGCGCAGAAGCTGTTCAACGGTTTGAGCGATCACTACGGTCTCGCAGGGGATGTGTTCTTGAAGTACGTGGTGCCCAATCTTGGTGTAGTGAACAACACCTGGGAAGAGACGCGCGATGTTATCTACACGATGGGTAACTGGACGCAGACTGAACGGTATCGTCTTAACGCTGTGATCTGCGCTATCACAGCGGGGGTTATCACAAACACGCTGGGGCTGACTAACTACAACGTCAAGCGAATCATGCGTACTGTGCTCGACCACATCAAGAACGCGGTGGAGCATGCCAAGCAGCAGTCCACCAAGGCTACGGAAACCTTCGCCTCGTTCATCAACAAGAATGTCGGCAACATGCTGAGCATCGACTCCAGGCAGCGGGCGAATGGCTTGCAGAATGAAGCCTACGTGAAGCCCAAGGGGTCGCTCATGATCCGCTACGAGCCTGATACGAAGGACCTGTACGTCGTGCAGAAGGACTTCAACAAGTGGTGTGCAGAGATCTATATCAACACGCGGGAACTGCCTGACCTGTTCTTCGCAGAGACGGGGCGCAAGTTGGAAGTTATTAAGAAGCGTATGGGTGCGGGGTGGGATGCTGACTTCGGTGCGGTGAATGCCTACTGCATAAAGAATGCAGGGGCTGTGCTAGGATTTGCAGAGCATGAGATGGTTATCGACAAGACCACTGAAGATTAAAGGAGCGGAGTTTGACGTGCCCTTTGGGCTCAACGTGAATGAGAGCTTCTTCATCCCGTCTCTGAAGCACAAGGAAACCTTCCACAAGGTGGCGGATTACTACTCATCGCACTTGTACAAGTTGGTCTGGTCTGAGCGGATTGAGTCGGGAGTGCTTGGCATCCGCGTCTGGCGTGTTGCATAATGCCCCTGCCGGTCAACCGGCGTCTCCCCTAGTGAGTGTTGCCCCCGGGTGTGGCGTAAGCCCCCGGGGGATTTTTTCTCACCGACCCGTCTGGATGTCCCGCGCCAGCTTGCGCAGGGAGAAGACCACCCGAGCGATCTCGTTCTGCTCTAGCTGCAGTTCGGTAATCCGCTTGCGACGTTCATCGGGGCTCAAGGACGTGTCCTTGTCAATCGCTTGGGCCGCTGCGTTGAGACTGCGAATGCTATCCAAAACGCCTTGCACCGGGCCCCGGATGGAGTACATGCCGATGTTGTCTTTGACGAACTCATCAACCTTTTCGGGCTTGTTCTTCAGAAGGTTGTTGTAGCTGTTGTAGACCTGTTCAGTCTTTTTCTCAAGGTTGTAAATCTCGGCCATGTAGGCGTTGCCAACCGGGTTCTTCAGCAAGGCGCTGGCACCAGACAACTGAGTAGACAACTGCTGATGTAACGGACGGTCGGTACGGGTGGGGTTGACCATCCAATCTGCTACTGAAAGCGCAGTGCCACCGGCAGTGCCCAGCAGGCCCCGCATCAGATTCTCCAACTTGATCGGCGACACCGCGAACGCATCGATGCCTGTGGCAACTGAGACCTCCTCAAGCTGCTCAGCAACCCACTTCATGGTGTCAGAAGTACCCACCCCTGAGCGTGAAAACGGTCTCATGCCCAACTGCGCCTGTGACTCCAGCGGCCTGCCCAGGAAGAACGAGTAGTTGACCAAGTTCTCGACAAATGGGCGCAGCAACTGCGGTGTGACGTTGGGTGGCGAGAAGACATCGTAGCCCCGCACCGCAAGCTCAGACAGCACATCCAAAGCCGCCCGTTCTTCGTCGGTGCCCGAGTACTTGAAGTACCGCACCACGCGCTCAGGGATAGATTTGAAGAAGAACGCCAGATCAGCCGGGACAGGAATGCCCGCAGGCATGCCACCAATCTTCGCTCCGGGGATGATCCAGTTGGTATCTCGCACGTGCGCGTCCAACTTGTTGTACTCATCATCGTCCTGCATCATCAGGGCGTAGGCGAAGCCCAGTGCAGTCAGCGTGGTCATGCGGGTGTAGAACATGGACCGAGCCATGCCCGGGGTCATACCTACAACACCCCCTGCGGCTGCTACAGCCAGCTTGTCCGTACCCTGCGCATAGGCGTTGAAGAAGGGCACCACGCTTGCGATACCCTGAACGAGTTTGTTCGCCCCTTGATAGCTGAAGTTGATGATCTCCCGGGCGGCGGACTCAGCCATCACTTTGTCACCAGTCTCCTTCAGGACTTGGTCGTAGATACCCTGACGAACGGATACGTCGGATGCTTTGGCACCAGCTTCCATCACACGCAGAACCGTGTTCCAGAGGCTTTCACCTCTTGCCTTGGCTTCAACTTCGATGTTCTTCAGGTTGCCTTCACGGCTGAGGTCATAGCTTGCGACGATGCCCAGTCTGCGCAAATCCTTGACGCTGGTCTGACCCTTCGCTGTCTTCCAGACTTCTTTGCCGAGCGCTTCGTTGAACCAGTTCTTAGGGAAGTTGGTCAGGATGTTCTTGACCATGACAGCGTTGTTCTTCACCCCGGCGAAGGTGTACGCACGGGTGAGGTCATCGAATACCTGCTTGATGGCAAACGGTGGCATCATGGTGACGCCAGCACGAAGCACTCGGGTACCGTATCGATTGAGAGCACGAATAGCGCTATTCATCTCCGGCGTGTGCATCGTGAACCCAACAAATAGCATGGGGTCCGGGACGAGGTACTCTTTGGCGACGCCATCTTCAAAGGTCTTGACAACGCCACCCGGCTCATCAGAGGCAAGCTCCTTGCCGTTACGTGGCTTCGCTGCGCCCATCAGCACCATGTCCTTCAGCGCACGGTTCTTCGCCTCGTTGCGCATGGCTTCGCCAGTCGCCCAGTCCAGCAGCTTGGAGAAGTTGTCGATGACCGAGGTGGACTGCCGCGTGCTACCTTCGAACTTCTTCCTCATGCGCACTACGCCTACACCCTGGACGCGAGAACTTTCTGCGTCGAATGTATCTTCGTAGTCCTGTACACGGTTGAACGGCGCGTAGCCGACGTTATCCTTCCACTCCTGCGCAACCTCTTTGGTGATGCGCCCGGTCTCTACCAGCATGTCGAGGAAGTCAAACCGGATCGCGTCAAAGTCAGTAGAAACGCCCTTGATGAAGTCGTCTTTTTGGAACTGTGTTTCGATATTGTCAAGAACCTTGGGGTCTTTGATCGCTAGGTCAGCGATGTTCTCACGCAGTTTGGCCGCTTCCTTGGTCTTACCTGCTGCGTCAAGAGCAGCAGCCTGCTGCTCTATCAGACGGTTTTTTTCTCGGACGTTGTACTCACGGTGTCCATACAGTACTTTGTCAATCGTCTTCTTGTATTCGTCATAGCTCTTACCAGCCTTCTTAGCAGCCGTGGCAATACGATTGAGGACGTTTGCATAGCTCAGTGGCTGTCCGTCAGCACCGAGGACCACGTTCCCATCAGCATCGCGTATCTCACTTGCAACAATCAGTTCGTCTACTTTCCGCAGACCCCCAATAAGTTGCGCTTCGTTCGATACGCGGTCAGCGTCCAGTGCCCGGGAGATGAACACTGTCGGAATGAGGCGGTTACCTGCAGTTCTGATAGCTCCGCCGTACCACTCGTTGAACTTGTCAAACAACCCTGCCATGTTGTTGGCAATATGAATCCGCGCCTTGATAGCAGGGTTGCCTGAGATGGGCTTGGCCTCCTTCTGTTCACCGATGACATCCACGTCCTGAACAGCGGCTTCGGTCTGCGGGGTGATGCTGCGGAACCTTGTTGCTCCGCCGCCTTCGGTCACTCCCAGCCCTGCCTGGATGGCATCACGGACAAACTTCTCCTGCTCGTTCATCCCCATCGTGCGGATAGCACGGGCAAGCTGAGTCATACCGATACGGTCAGCAACACGAGCGAGGAAGTTACCGATCTGCCGCACCAGTGTGGGCTTGATGTCGGTCTGCTCCGCAACTTCTGCAAGCGACTCCTCAACTGCCAGCGCCCGGGCATCCTGCGGGCTGAGCCCCTTTGTGTCCTGCTTACCTGTGTCAGAGGCAAGGTAGGCATCTGCCATCGCACGAATGTCAGCACTCTGGCTGTAGAACTTGTTCATCAGCGCCCGGTACTCAGCCTCGGGCAGTATCTTCTTCAGCCCCTTGTGAAACAGTTCATGGAAGATGGTCTTCTGGCCTTCGATGCCCTTTGCAATACCGCTGCGGAAGAGGTAGATCTCACCCTTGATGACTGCACCAGCACGGGAGCCCGGTTGTTGTTTGGCATCAACGTCAGTAACGTCATCAAGGATGGTGACCGCAACCTTCCCACCAAGCGCCTTCTCAATGTCTGCGACTACCTTCTCAAGCTCAGCGTGTGAAGCACGGTTCTGGACGAGAGGACTCTGCGGGATGGTGCGGTACTCGACATCCTCATCGCTCAGTCGTCGTGTGCTATCTCCAAACTCAGGCTCTTCCGCGCCTTCCTCAACGGTTTCGACTTCTTCCTCAGCCTGTGCTTCTTCCTCTGCAACCAGCTTGCCATAGGCACGGTTGATAGCTGTGTCAGTACCCGCCCTGTCAGCTTTGCGGCGGGCTTCAACCTCTGCGTTCAACTGCTGCATCACAGCAGTGTTGCTCTTGGCGTCGTAGCGAGAAGCGCGTGAGTAGATGTCAGCTAGTTGGCGGGTGTCGAGCTTGCTGAAGTCAAGCTGCCCTGTCTCAGTCAACGCGGGGCGCAGGAAGCCTACAGCCTTGACGCCTTTCTTTCCGGTTTCGTACAACAACCCAGCCTTGGGGTTCTCCACCGAGATGCCGGATAGGCTTGCCTCAGAGACGTTCTTGGCAATACCGATAGCCCCAGTCTGCGCAGCCTGGAATCGGCTGACCACGTCAGCCGTGATGCCCAAGGTCTCAGCAATGCGGCGCACGTTGGCACCGGAGCTTTTCGCAAGTCCTACGGACTGTGCGGCTTCGTCGGCAGAGTAGGTAGTGGGCAGGTAATCACCGTCTTCATCCACACCGATGTAGGTCAGCACCGCCTTGAGCATTTTGGGGTCACGCCCCTTGAGCGCTTCACGGACTGCCGGTATGTCGAGGATGGGCTTGCCGTCCCGCACTTCAAAGACGCCGGTTGCTTCAGCCTTCTCCAGTTTCTCCTTGAGCGTGCCAGTTTCAACAGGGCTGAGCGCATTCAACTGTGCTTCCAACTCATCAAACTTCGCACGGTTCTTGGACTTGGGTGCGGGCGGCTTCCCGCTCTTCTGACGCAGTGCATTCATCTGCGCCTTGATGTCATCGATCTGCTTCTGGAACGCCTGCCCCATCGCTGTCGTGGGGGCTTCTTCAGCTTCACCCAGCAGTTCAGCACGGTAGTCGGCAGCCTGTTCCTCAGTGATCCGACCTGAATCAACCAGCGTAGCGAGTTCGCGCTCAACCTGAGCGGGCGTGGGGGCAGGGGGCTGAGCGGGCGTGGGAGGCGGAGGTGGGGACGGTGCTGCGGTGGGTGTGGGCGGTGTTACTGCAGGCGGCTCTGCTCCTTTTCCTCCAGTAGTCCCTGCAACATCCGTGACAGGAGGAACCACTCCATCTGGTTGAGGTTGAACTCCTTCGGTGGGGGTGACGGCAGCGGGTCCGCCAGCCACTGGAACGCCTGCTCCACCTGCTTCTGGCTGAGGTTCTGCAACACTTGGGGTCTCCGGTTGTACTGGTGCCGCTTCGGCGGCGGGCGGGGGTGGAGCTACAGGCGCAGGGGTTTGCCCCTCACGATTGCGTTCGGCCAAGTCAAGGGCAGCTTCAGTGAAGACATCCGCTGGGGTTTCCGCAACGGGCGGAGCGGCGAACTTGGCCTTGAACTCCGTCAGCTTGGTACGGGACTCTTCAGTGCCGTTACCCCGCACAAGGTAGTTTTCGATGTCAGCCAGCACCTCTGCACGCTGCTCGGGGTTCTCAAGGTCTTTCCCCAGCATGCGCCGGTAGATCGGCTGCTTCTTGCTGATGCCGAGGGCTTCGATGTCAGCGGGCTGCAAGCCAGTCGCGGGTGGTTCACCCACCTTGCGGACCTTGGGCTCCTCGACGGGCGCAGGGGCTTGTCCTTCAGCCGGTGCCGTGACTTCTTCACGGGGGGTGATCTGCGCTGCTGCCGCTTCTTCGGCAGTCATGAACCCCTTGGCTGCTTCGCTGGCGGAGCGCTGCTCCTCAACATCCGACACTATCAGTGCCTTGCGCTTTTCAGCCGCTGCCTTCAACGCCGCGTCACGCTCCTTGGACTTTGGAAGCGTCTTCAGTTGTTCGCTGTACAGAACAAGTTCAGCGTAGGTGTCGGGCAGGGGTGGGATCTCCGCCGCAGGCGGTGCTGGGGGTTGTGCAGCAGCTTTGGCCGCTTCAGCTTCTGCCTTCAGGCGCTCAGCACGCTCGATGGGCGTTTCCCCGGGCAAGGTTCCCGGAGCAGGCTGCGCAGCACGTGCGCGACGACCCAAGGCCAAGTCCATCAAGCCCTGCACGATGGCACCAGTAGCGCCGCCGTAGGCTGCCTGTTCACCCAGCCCCTCGATGAGTTCCTGCTCAGGCTTGTAGACGCCCTTGGCAATCAGGTTCTGCGCGAAACCGGATGCAGCTTCCTGAGCAGCTTCCTCACCACCTGCAAGCGCGGCACGCTTGACCAACTGCACGCCCTGAGCCTTGGCAGCGGCGGGAATGCGAGACAGGATGCGGAAGGGTGCGAATACCTCCATCGCCCCGGGGATGATGCCTAACGCCGTGGCTGTGCTGCGTTGTTCAGCAGTGGCACCCCCTTGCTCGGCACGCCCGCGTGCTTCGCCCGCACCGGCTCCAACACCTAGACCCACAGCGCCGATACGACCCGCAAGCCCAAGGGGACCCGCCAAAAGGAACGGCACTGTTGAGCCGAGAGCTTCGCTACCTTTGCGAATGATGGAGTCTTCATACCCTGGAGCCGCAGCGAAAGGTGCCTTGGCTGCGCCAGCGATGCTGGCGATCTTCTCCCGCGCCGCCTTCTCGTAGTCCTCAGGCAGGAGCGCAGAGGCACCCACAGCCGCTGATTCGACAAGACCTACCGCACCGGGGATGAGTCCTTTGAAGCCTTCCTTGACTTGCCCGAGAACGGTTGTTTCTGCCTTAGACCCCCCGAGATGAGCAAGGATCTTGTTTTTTGCTGCAGCCGGATCTGTCTCTGACAGTTCGTAAAACTGACCCTTGTACTCGTATACGGGCATGACGTTACTCAGTCAAGTTTAATGGGGTTTTCCCGTGTTCCGCGTGCTGCACCGGCCCCGGATTGGGCCTTAACCGCAGCAAGTAGCGGGTCTAGCCCTTGCACACCGGCAGCCTTGGCAAGCGAAACTTGTTTCTCCAAGAACTCCACCCGTTTGGCTTCTCTCACCCCAGGCTTCAACACACTTGATGCACCTTCAGGACTCTTCGCCCACGCATCAAATTCAGCGCGGGCGTTGTCCATCAGAGTGTCAAACACCCTGCGACTATCTCCGGTCTGTACCGCTTTGGCAAGGCGCTCTCGGGAAGCACGATCCAGTGCACCTTCAGAGACCGTGGTAGCAATGCGCTTCTCTTCGATCGCCCGCTGTGTCTTCCGATCAGCTTCAGTGGCACGCTCCTTCTGGATATTCAACCGGGTCAAGCCAAGGTTGGCCTTGGCTTCCTCAACCTTGAGTGCCGCATTACGTTCACCCTGGACATCACCGGTTGTCTGCGCCAACTTGAGATCCGCTTGAGCTTGACGGAGTTGATCAAGTGCGTTCTGTTCTGCACGGTTCTCACGTTGCACGCGCTGCATTTCCTTGCGCTGTTCGCCACGAATAGCTCCAGCTTCCTGACCGATGCTGCTGAACGCATCACCAATACGCTTGCCACCCTTCATCGCACCGAGCATGCGGAACAAGGCTTCTTGATTGTCGAAGAGACTTTGAGACAGCGGCATACCCGCAGCTTCCAACGCTCCTGCAGCGCGTTTTTCACGCTCTGCAATGCTCCTTTGCGCAAAATCAGCAGCTTCTTTGCGGGCGGCAACGATGCGTGGATCAACCTTACCCTGGGCTTCCAAGATGCCTCTCAGCCCTTCGACTCGGGCGCGTTCATCTGCTTCAATCTCAGCCAACCGATCAGGCGCGGGGGTGCCCGTCTGCTCTACAGCACTGCCGAGTTGTTGCAAAGGTGTGGCGGGTGCCGCCTGCGGACGGTTTTGAGGTTGCCCCGTTCCAGCGCCCGGACGTGTCGCGCCCGGAGGGCGTGGTGCTGCAACGGGAGCAGACTGCGTTGCCATCTCCATTTGCTGCGAAGTCATTGCTGTGGGTTTACGTCCACGCTCAGCCGCAAGTACTTCGTCAATACCACTAGAATATGAAACAGGTGAAGGGTCTCCAAAAATACCTTTGAGGTACCGATTTACTCTGTCTACTCCGCTGCCTTCTGGGGCGGATTGACGTCTTTCCAAACCTATACCGGCGGCGCGGAGTTTTTCATTCTCCTCGGGCGTCCGCATCATCGGACTCTTCTTCAGGATCTGTTCTATTTCAGGGTTTCCGCCACTTTGAAACGCCACCGCACCGCCACCTGCGTAGCCGTGCATCTCGCCGCCATACGCTGCCATAACGGGCTGCTGCCCCTGCATCTGCTGCGCTTGCGCCAAGACTTGCTGTGCAATAGGGGGCTGTTGTCCAGCGTTCTGCTGCATAGCCATCTGGTTCTGCACAGACTTTCGTGCAGCCATCTCTTTCTGCTTCTCAACAATCGCAGCAAGCACTCGGTTCTTGGGGATGGGAGAGTTTGGGTCCCCAAACAATTGCAGCATCTGCGGGATCTCAAGCCCCACCAAAGATGGCACAAATGCTGTCAGCCCAGGTTTCGGCCCCGACTGACTAGGCATCATCCCCGGCATCGGTTGCGTTTGCATAGGCGCTTGCCCGGGCATCGGGGCTTGCGCCCCTTGTGGCATCTGCGCCCCTTGTGGCATCACCGAACGAATACCTTGCGGTTGCATGTCGATTCCTTACTTCGGCGTTGTGGGGTTAAAAGCGTTGTACAGCGCCAGCCCAGCCAGCGCACCTTGCAGGCCCGAGAACATCCCAGACTGCCCTTGATTTGACGAATACGGCGCTGCCTGCAACGGCAAGCCACCCAACAACGACTGCATGTACGTAGCCTGCTGATACGGAAACTTGGTTGATTCTTGGAACTGCTGATAGCCAAAGTCCAGAGGCTGCTGTGCAAGCCCCTGCTGGATAGCGCCCCCCGCAAGCTGTGCGTTCAGACCTTGAATTCCTGCACCAAACTGTTGCTGCCCAAGGCCACCCAAGGTAGAAGCAGCGCTGAGCATCGGGTTAAGAGACTGCAGGCCCAAGTTCGCCCCAAACTGCCGGGATGCTTCTGTTTGTCTCGCACCCTCAAGCCCGTACTGAGCACCCAACTGAGCAGCATTCATGCCTTGGCCGTAGCCGTATTGACGCGATTGCTCAGTGCCCTTTTGAGCTTCCAAACCAAGCTGAGACTCAGCAACACGCTGTGCCTGCGCACGGTCATACGCGGCCTGCAAGCCCTTCTCTTGGATATCCCCGATCTGCGTACCCAAGTTGCGCTGACGCTCCGCTTCCATGATGGCTTGGCGTGACCCACCATACGCACCAGCTTGAGCCAGACGAGCCTGTTCCGCATTCCTGCCGATGTCCGCTTGACGCCGAGCTTCCCGAGCCTGGATATCAATGACGTTTTGCTGGTACGGATTCATGTAGTCCCGTACCGACTTCACATCACCCAGCCCCGTGCTCATCGTCTCGGGGGAATACTCTTGCGGCGTCTGGTAGAAGTTTGCGAAGCGCCCAGGGGCGTAGTTGCCCAGGTTACCTGCACTCAGTCCGGCCAAAGCAGCAAGTTGAGACCCTGCACGGAACTCAGAGGGAAGCTGAAGATTGCTCAAACCTTGGAACGATTGTTCCTGAAGCGGTGACGGGCCCGCAAAGCGCTGACCCGTGAACGGCTGGTACGGCAGATCCGCAGCGGCTTCCCCCTTCGCCAACATCTTGTAGACATACGGCGAGAAGTTTGGGCTCAGCGTGGACTGAGATGCAGGGATCGTAGTTGTTCTTGCGGTGGTTGGTGTAACTCCTCCCGTGTACCCTTGGCCTTTCATCCAATCGATATCGCCTTGGCTTACGCCTGCGGCCAGCAGTTGGTCCGGGGCAACTTTGTTGGTGTTAAACCAGTTGATCTTTTGCTGAGCGTTGAACGAATCCCAGCCAGAAGGAAGATTTACACCTGCTTTTTCTGCCTGCTCTTGCGCGGTGTATTCAGGCTGAGAATAGCCTATATCCTCCATCGTATCGACGAGGTCCGACGACACCCCCGCTTTTTCTAGCTGGCTCTGCGACACCTTATTCTGGTTAAACCAGTCAATTTTTTGTTGACCAGTAAATTTGTCCCAACCAGCGGGTAGAGTCAGACCTGCTTTTGCGGCTTGTTGCTGCGGGGTCATTCCGGCGTAGCCTTGACCCTTCATCCAGTCGATGTCGCCCTGAGATACGCCAGCGTCAAGCAGTTGATCTTCGGTTACACCGTTTTGGTTAAACCAATCGATTTTTTGCTGGGCACCAAGGTTTTCCCAGCCAGTGGGCAGTGCGGGCATAGCCATCTTTTTTCCCTCTCCGACTCCAGGCAAGTCGCCATCAGACCAACCCTTAAAACTAGAAGAATCTCCGCCCTGCAACAGATGCATAAAATAGTCATCTGCCTCCTGGTAATCCATCGTCATGCGATTTGAATTCCAGTTCGGATAGCGTTCGCGGACTTGCCGTTCAATCTCTCCATAACGAGCATCTGACAGACCAAAACCCTCTTGCGTCGTAGGCGATGTCATGCGGCGCTCCTCTGCAACTTGTTCATGATTTCGTACATGCGCTGTGCGCCGCCTTGGTCATCAACCACACGCTTGGGTACATACGCTTCCCCGCTGGACACTTTCGCAGGGGTGGTTCCGTTGGGGCCATGAATCACTGCTGGGGTGAGATCTTTGCGTCCTGTGGGGTCCGGTGGACCTCCGATCATTCTCGCACCTGGGACCAGTTGCTGTATACCCCTTGGGCCACCTGCGCCGTCCACAGCCTTCTTGGTCATGACGAACCCGCCATCCTCCATCTGCACCTTGCCGCCGTTGGCGTAAGCCTGCATCAAGCCGCCGTTGGCTGCGTAGGTCACCAGCGGGCCGTACTTGCCTGGAACTGTACTGGGCGTAAGAGGCTTTGACGGACCTGCGTAGGCTTGCGTTGCGCCACCGCCGTAACTTTCGCCCTTCTGCCGGTCGAGGTATGACAAGAGCGCGAGGAGACCTGCCATGCCGCCCTTAGAAGACGCAAAACCAAGGGCGCTTTTTGCCCAATCCGGCAAATTCTTAGCCCACGGCTGATTTTGCCAAGCAGTTGAAGCATTTACCGGACTACCGCCGGGGCCTTGTGTAGATTCAGGCGTAGGATAGTTACGTCCTTCATTGCTGTAATCTGCTTGTGGTAGAAGCTCAGGTAAGTTTTCAAGATCAAGCGGGTCATCCCCACCAAAGTTACCTGAGCCATAGTTGTAGTTTTCCCAGTCATCAGAATTTTCCCCACCACTCATGGCGAATGAATTAGGATCAATATCATATTCCCCTGTAAAGGGGTTATAACGAGTTACCATATCAACCTCTCAAATCGTACATCAAGCCAAACGGCGATTCTGGTGTGCCGCGTGCCACGTTTGACTGCGCAGGCATACGCACATCGTTTCCTTGGCTTCCACCCATAGCGCCGAGGAGTGCGAACAACGCAGCCAGATCCATGCCGGGAGCAGGGGCAGGTTTGGGAGCAGGCCCAGGAGCGGGCGCAGGCCCAGGAGCGGGCGCAGGCGCAGGCCCAGGAGCGGGAGCCGCCACCGCAGGCGGCAAGCCTACAGTCAGATCTGGCTCCGTAATCGTCGTGCCGTCAAGCGGCTCATCAGGGCTGATCTTCGTCACTGTGCCAATGTCTCGGATGCTTCGTGGAGCCGTTACTGCGTCTGGCAGGATATCCCAGTCCGGGATGATGGTGCCTTCGCGCTTTCCTGTGACTTCAACCCGAGCAGGCTCACCCTCAGTTACGTTCACACGACGCTCCGTATCTACAAACGGCTGTAGCCACGGGTCAATGTTCAGATCGTCTCTACGGCCCGTGATCTCTAGCGTTTGATCGGTCGCGCCGCTTGGCTGATCTACAAACGGCTGCAACCACGGGTCAATGTTCAGATCATCTCTACGGCCCGTGATCTCTAGCGTTGCGGGCTGATTTTCTGAAACTTGGAAACTGCGGGTTTGTTCTGCGACAGGTTGTGTGGCAAATTTAGCCCAATCAGGGGTTGTATCAATTTCTTCTAGATAGAAACCTTCGGGGGTCATCCCTGCATCAAACGCCAATTCTTTAAGGGGATCAATTTGCGTTACGTCTCCGACATCTCGGATGCTTTTTGACGCCCCATACGGATCAAGCGCCCAGTCAGGTAGGTCCCCAGCGTCGGGCTCCATGTACCCTGGCCCACCGACATCAAAGAAGCCTTCTTGAATTTCTCCGGGCGTTTCGTATCCAGGGAAGTAACCCTTGCCAGATGTGCTACCAGCTTTACTAGCTCCCACTATCTCATTGAAAAGTCCTTGGAAGTTATCGTTCTTTACAGCTTCTCGTATGCGGTTTGCTTGTCCAACACCCTTGAGAATGTCAGTGATATCACTTGGTACTTGTGGAACACCAGGAATGTCAGATGCTGCGCCTAGTGCGCCAAGGATGTCTTTGTTCTCAATCGCTTTCTGAAGAGCGCTTGCGGTTTTAGCGTAGCCACCGGCAGTCTTTAACGACTTCACAAGTTCCGGGTCAACCCCAGGTATCACCCCAACACCCGGCAAAATTGACGCAGCGGCAGAAAGTATGTCGCCACTCTTGAGCGCTTGGATACCTTTGTGTGCGTTTACCGCAGCAGTAACAATAGGGCCGAAACCACCAAAACTTGCCGCAGTTAGCGCAAAGTTTGCAAGGGCGGTCCCAAAAGACTCAGGCGGTTCGGAAATCGTAGTGCGTAAAAAATTACCATCATTATCGTAACTGTCGTTTCGGTGGTAACCTTCGTACTCCCCGGTCAACGGCACACTAACCATATACCCAGATGGCACCGCTGTAAATTGGTCGTCGCTGCCTACATAGTCGCTTACCGGGCGGACCTCTACGTTCCCAAATTTTGCTACGTCACCCTGATACACAAGATTCGTGTCTTCAGAGCTTTGTGGCCCGCCATAGACCGGCTGAAACCCCGTCTTCAGGGCCTGATCTAGGAAAGATTTTGGATCGTAGGCCATATCACTGCGTCAAGTCGTAGAAGGTCAAAGACCCGATGGCCGCACCGGAAGAGCCCGACAGCACCCGGATGCCCAGCGTATAGATATCACTCGTCCCAGTCAAGGAGGAGCCCAACTGAAGATCCCAGTTGTACCCAGCAGTCTGGTTGATCGTCCCGCTGGACTGGTTAGTGGACTTCACGTACTGGATATCTACGATGGTGCCTACCGTCATGGCCGTGGCAGAAGTGTCCATCTCCACGTTGGCATCGCCTGCGACCGCAGCCCAAGAGGCCGAGGTCAGCCCGGTGGCATTTTTAACCACCACTACCTCAAAGTCATCCCCTGATGAGGTCGGCATCACGTTAAATTTTGCAGGGAGCACCACTGCGTTCAGCGCCGTGGAAGCCAGCCGGATGGATACCAGAGGAAGAAATGTCGTGCCAATTGAAGTCTTGGTCGTTGTCCTGCGGGCAACGTGCTCGATGGATGTCTGCTCGTACCCGCCTTCTGAAACCACCGAGGAGCAGATCTGCTTCAAGGACGAAGCGCTGGCCGTCGCAGCGGTGTTGGTAATCTCGTACCTGACCGGCAAAATTGCCGTGGTCATGTAAACAGAAGTGATGTCGTTTGCATTCTCAAACGTGTGGCAGACGATGTAGTTGCCGTCAATGATGAACCCACAACGAACAGATCCAACTCCCAACCACTCAAAGTCCATCCACAAAATTTGTGCTTTGGTCAGGTCCAGGGTGTAGCCGGAGTCCCCCGTCCCATCAAGTTTGTCGCCGTTCCAATCCGCTTGGTTGACCGTCCGCGCATCGCTGACAGATCCTGAGATGTAAGACCGCAGGACGAAGGAGACAGTGCTGTCCGCTTGCTGAATGAACACGCCGTTCTGGGTTCCAAAGTACCCGACTCGCTGGCGTAGCCCGGTCTTGGCAGTGTTCATCACGAACGTAGCCAAACACAACAACCCCTTACCCGGCTGGTACGGCATGCACCTGTAAGTCTGCCTTACAACTTCAGAACCACTGGAGGTGGTGACATCCATCCGCACAGATGCTTCGTTGGGTAGGTACGTTGTTGAGCCCCCAGTGGCGGTGCTGGTGTCAAACTGATTGTCAATAGCGTAGCGGTTTTGGGAGTCGAACAGCGTGTAAGGAGCGCTGGTTCGTAGCCGACCAAAGGCATCGACGTTGGTCCCGCCTATGGAAATTGGAACAGCACTTCCTGTAGTCGTCACGATCTGCTCCAGCAGGTTGTCTATTTGGTTGAAGTACAGGCGCAGGACGTTGACAAGGTTGTCAAGATACGTTGAGTCGTACTGGATCGTCGGCTTCGGCAGCGGCGGCGCACGAAACTTTTTGGTGATGGTGGACCAGATCGTCACGATTTACGCCCGTCAGGTCTGATGTCCAAACGCGGAGCGCCCAGCTGCCACTGCACACCCAACCCATCCGAGGCCATCTTGATGGACATCTGCCTGCCTCGCACCCGGATGTTTACTTGGCCCGTGAAGGCTTCGATAGGCACCGTTGCCGTGCGAGTGACCACGCCGTTGTCCGACCCACCCAGCGAGGCTGGGGAGTTGTAGCCCGAGCCAGAGTTTTGCAGGGGCAGGAGCGTCATCGTCGCGCTGGGAGACGCAGCGGCGGAGCCACGGAAAGTCACATCAGGCAACACCCGCCAGACAAAACCAAACCTGTCGCCGTCGTCAATGTCAAACTCAGACGAGGTGATGTAGGCTTCAATCGGAAGCGTTGACGCAGTGGCGTTGTCGTCGTTACCAGTCTCGTGCTGGACAAGATTGTTTACGTAGGTTGCAGCAATCGGGAAGTTTGAAGTTACACCGATGTCTGTCCAGGCAGTGCGCCCAAGGTTGCCGTAGTACCAGACCTTCTCAAGGTAGTTGTACACAACATACCTGTCGATAGCGGTGCTGCTGGCAGAGCAGTAGAACCACCAGACCTCGTTAAATTGTTCGTTGGTCCCGGCGCAGACTTGGCTGTACTGATCTAAGTTGATATCACTAAAAATGTACTGGCGCAGGTCACAGCTAAGTGTGTTTACACGACCGTCGTAGGTGTAAAACTTGTCTTCACCCATCCAGTACGCAACACCAGCAGCCAACGCTACAGCGCGGTCACTGACAATGGAGACGTTATCGGCCAGAAGCTGTGAGCCCCAGACAACAGGCGGGCCTAAGTACTGAAGACCGTACACCGATGTGTCTGTCCAAACCAAAATTTCCTGTCTGGTTTGCAGGGTGGCATCAATTCTTGAGCCGTGCGACAGACGCAGACTGCCCGCTTGGTTGGTCGCTGCTGGGGTCCAGTTGACCGCGCTTTCCTGATCCGACCAGCGAATCAGCATAGGGTCGATGTCAGATGACCCGTAGTCGTTGCACCCAAAAGCTATCGTGAACCGTGACGCATCAGACACCATGAACAGCGTTTGCACGGTCGGTACATCTGTTGCTCCGGACAAGGAGGTCAGCGCTACCCCGCGAGAAGTCAGCCCGGTGGTGGCGTCCCAGTAGTACATGGCCCCGCCCTTGGGGCCGTAGATCAAGTCTTGACCGAAGTTCTGGTGATTCCAGATGCGGATTGGGTTGTTGGAAGATGTTCCTATGCCCCACGCGCCCGACCCCCACGGACCAGCGCCCCATCCAGACAGCGGAACAGCAATTGCAGAGCCTGCGTTTAGTTGATACGCAGCCGTGACCGTGCCGCCGCCCGTGGCATTGGAAGAAGCATTGCTTGCAGCGGTGATCGTGTAGGTGTCTACATCAACGTAGGTGATCTGGTACTCGCCATTCAGCGTCAAGCCACCAACAGCAGTAGCTCCAGAATACGTGACAAATGTTCCGTCAGTGACGCCGTGTGAAATGTCAGAAACCGTTACCGTGGCAGAGCCAGATATGGTGGTGAACGGATTGGTCAAAGTTACCGTAGAGACAACAGGCGTGATGTCGTAGTACGACCCGCCGTAGGCGATGTAGTACTTGGTGTTTGTACCAACGCCAAGATATGGAACGCCAGCAAGCGTAGCCCACTGCCACAGAGCGCGGCAGATGCCGTTGTATGTCTCACTAGAAATGCGTTGCCAACCACCGATCTTCTCGGGTGTGCCTTGACGGAAACGAATCTTGTCGCAGGAGAACCATCCGCCCTCGGTGGAGTAGCGGGTTCCTTCGCGGTTTACCCCCGACTTCAACTGAAGTTTCTTGAGTGGCATGTTTACCCCAGCAGTGCCGACTCGGCGGCTCTACGCTTGACCAGACCGGGCAGTACACGCCCGCCACCGCGCACCCACAAGGCCAACTGCTCCTTGGCACCTTCCCAGTCCTGCTCGTCAATCTTACGCCGCAGGGTGCTGCCGCGATACCGGGCCACGCCAAGATTGTAAGCAAAGTCGGCCATAGCACCAAGGGCTTTGGGGTAAGCAATCAAGCTCGGCGAAGCCTTCAAAACCCCTGCCAGATAGTTTGTCTGTAGCTCAGACAGCAACCACTCGTCCGCAATCTCCTTGGTGATCTCGGGATGCTCCATCGTCACCTTGGTGCCGTCTGGCTTGAAGACGGTCCCATAGCCAATCGTGGGGTAGCCCGCTGGGCAGATGTACGGCTTCAGCCGCAGCCCTTCGAAGGGCCGACACAGAGCAGCAGCAATGTCTACCGCCTCACTTACTGGACCGCTCATACACCCGTCCGACAAACCAGAAGGAGATGATCATGTTGAAGACGGCAAGGTCGTCTGCGCCCCACATCGTGACCAGCACTTCTTTCCAGTTGCCGTTTTGGTCCATGGCGATCAGGAAGGCAGCAATCTTCACAGAGGCGTACAGAGCCAGGAAGGAGTAGGTGACCATCGGGCGCACCAGCGCTGAGATCGCGGAGACAAACCACCCGGCATTCTTGGCGGTCTCGGACTGCTCCTTGAACGCCTGGGCCATCGTGTCCATCTCGGCCATCGTCATTTGCGCTTCGACCTGCCGCATGGCGATCTCACCACGGATCTTGGCAAACTCCATCTCGGCTTCAACCATGCGAAGCTCATGCGCCCGTTCATTCTTCTTGTCGAAGAGCTTGAACAGCTCTGGCGCAAGGCGCAGGATACCGCCGAACAAACCACCGATTAGCGACTCAAACATCACTTGGCTCCTTTGATACGTTCGCGCTCTTCAAGCAGCCGGACCTTGACCTGAAGCTCGTTGATGTGCGTCATAAGTTGCTCTTTGAGCATGGCACGTTTCTCAGCAGACAAGGGGCTGTCAGTAGGCACACCTTGAGCCGTGATAAGCGCAGGCATGGAGCCTTCGATCTTGGTCAGCCGCTCAGAGAAAGAGTTCACCTGCCCGAGCAGCCACGCCAAAGATGCAACCACAATTGGTATGACGGCTTTTAGAACGTCTGCCCAGTTCATGGCTTACTCCGGCTGAGTGGGCCAAGTCACATTCCACGGGAACCCGGCCTGTGCAGTGATGTCGCGCAGTTCCTGTCGGTACGCTGCCCATGCGGCTTTGTCCACCGGGGCGTCGGCCACTTGCGTCCAGTCTGTGTCCTTGAGTTTCTGGTTGCGGGTTTCACGCACAGACTTGGCCTGCTCGGCGTCTTTCTGAGCCTTGTACGCCGCTTCTTGCTCGGCAGCGGTGGCATCTTCGGTGTCTGTGAAGACAGGGCCAAGGATATGCTTGGTGTACCACTTGCCGTCGATCTGCTCAACACCAGAAGGCATAGAGAACTGATAGACCGTACCGCCTGATGCCTGCGGGCCTTCAAATACTGGGTCGGCGTTGAGAGCTTCCAGCACCTCGTCCGTGGTGCGGCCCCAAGTCGGGCCACCGTTGGCCTGCTGGTAAGCGCGGAACTCGCTCTCCAGCATCACTGCGCCTGTGGCGCGAAGTCTGATTTGCATGATGGTTCCTTACGCAATCGCAAGCCCTATATAGGTCGCGGAGGTGACGTTGACGTTAGTGGCGGCTACTTGGTTTACCACAAAGCCCGTGCTGTCGGTGTCCACGCTGTCGTCAGTCGTCACTTCAGCCGCACTGCTGTTCAGCAAAAGGTATGGATCGTTACCCGCCACGATGCCGCGTGCGCTGTCCCAGACGTACCAATCGCCCGTGCTGTCCGTGCGTTTGATGAGGACGAACCGGCTACCGCCAGTGAAGCCGCAATTGATCGTCTGGCTGCTGCCGTTGCCAGTGTAGGAGAACACCTTGCTGACGCCTGCGACGGTGGCGAAGAGGTAGGCGACAAAAGTCTTAGTGTTCCAGTTTGTAGATGTATCAGTACCAACGGTAAACACCGTGCTTGTAGGTGCGGTGCTATTAAATCTAGTACTAAAGGCACTTGCTGCACCCGAAGTAAAAAATAAAATATTTGCTGGGTTAGCTGCGAATATAGTAGAGTTATAAATTGTCCAGTTATCGTTCCCATCTCTAACCTTAACAATCATCAACTCAGGCACCACGCCCAAGTTGTGACTCACCGTGCGGTTGGCTCCCGTCCCCGTATAGCACACCACATCAAAGAAGCCGGGGGCGCGGCGGAAGAACCAGTTTACATACGTGCGTGTGTTGAAATTTCCATCGTCGTTCCCCCACGAAACACCATCTTGCCCAAGCGCAGTGACCATTTGCGCATTGGTCGATTCCGCATTTGTGCTGTTTGTAATTACGTATTTTGTCGCGCCTCTAAGCCTATCAGTCCAAAGATTATCAAGTCCTGTGAGGCTCCGGCCTTTATTTGCAACCAAGTCTGGGGGAAATCCTACCCCAGTAATATTTACGGCTGCTCCAGTCCCGGTGCGAGTAAGTGCGTTATACACACTCGTCCCCGTCGTCGGAGTCCTCATCGGGCCGCGGCGGATGGCGATGTAGATGTAGGTTCCACCAGAGGCATTTACTGAACTGTTGGCGTTGTAAAGATGAAACCCAGTTGCTGTCGGCTGCATTGCACCAGACATGGAAACTGTTGCGGCTTCAGCATCTGCGTTGTTAGCGCAAAGTGCGTTATCAGCGGTTTGAAAGAGGCCGCGCATGTTGTCAACAATTACCCATTGGTTTGTTGTGTCGGTGCGCTTAATCATGAGCCACTGAGGCTCGTAGCCCAGCGTGATGTCTTGCTGAGTACTGCCAACGCCCGTATAACTCCCACACGAAATCACATTGTCCGTGCCAGACGCGCCGAAGCCGCCTGCATCGTGGGCGAAGAGGTAGGCGACGTAGGTTTGACCGCTGACATTTGTTGATTGACCACCGCTAAATGTAAGACTTGTTGAGGATGTTGTTGGAACATCATTAATGTTCAAATTAAAAGCGTTAGTAGAATTTAATAGCCCAGCATTGGATGTAACACTTCTGTGCCTAACCCACCAACTAGTGCCTGCTGTGTTTGTGCACTTAATAATTACGCATCCGGGGTCTGAGCCAAGATTGTGCGCCACTGTTTGGGATGCGTTATTCCCCGTATACGTCACCACATCAAAGAACTTTGCTTGCCTTCTAAAAGTCCATGAGACAAAAGGCTCGCTGGTATTGTTAATTTCTTGCGCCGCAGACGATGTACCCAGAGAAAACCCAGTAGACAGCGGAGTTGCCAAGTTCGTGCTTGGCGTGTTGACAACCTGTGCTCCCGTCGTGTTTGACGAAAGCCTATTGCCAAGGGAATTTCTGTCGGTATCCAAAAGTCTGTGGTCGTATGCGTTTGTTCGCGACTTAATCCAAACCAACCCACCCTTACCCAACAGATCAATCCCGTTGGTGATGGTTTGCGTAGAGCCGTTGCCGGTGTAGAGGTACGTCGAGAAAACGTCCTCGATGTAGTTGGCTGCAGCAACAGCAGATGTAAGCCCAAACCCTTGGGCAGAAGCAGCGCCTTTGGTTTCAAGCAACGGCATTATGCAAACCTCGTCTGCGATGCAAACACGGTAAACGCAGCACTGCCGGTCTTCACGATGGTGTAGACGTAGGCGTCGATGCTGGAGGCATTACCTGCCGCCCATGCTGTGCCGCCTTGGTACTTGGGTGTTACCGAAGACCCATCCACTTGCACCACGTTGTTGTAGTACGCCGTAGCGCCCTGCGTCACGAGGAACGCCACCGTCACGCTCTGCCCCGTGCTCATCGCCGTGTTCAGGCTGGTGCCGCTTGATGCGCGGAAGTTCACCGTCCAGTTGGCTGAAGCGTTCGTGGTGTAGTACAGCACCGACTGCGTGGTGATGTCGTAGTTGATCGTGCCTGTGGCCGCTGTGGCGCTGATGGTGGCAACTTCTGCTGCGTCGTTGAGCACCATTCCCAACACGCTGCTGGAGCCGCTGAAGGTCTGTGTGGCGGTGAAGGTGTTGGCGACGTTAGTGACCGGGATGTTTGCGCCCGCGAGAGTTGTTGCCCCCGTGCCTCCGTTGGCAATTGCCAGCGTGCCCGCCACGCTTACAGCACCACTCGTAGCCGTGCTAGGCGTCAACCCGGTAGAACCAAAACTGATTGTGGTAACCCCACTTGCGGCTGGGGCCGTGCTTTGCCAAGTTGTACCGTTGCTTGTGAGAATGTTGCCCGCCGTGCCCGGAGCCACCTCCTGAAAAGCCGAGGTGCCGTTGCCGAGCAGGACGTTGTTGGCCGTGAACGTAGCGGCCCCGGTGCCGCCGTTGCCAACAGGCAATGTGCCGGTAACTTCCGAAGTCAGGTTTACGTTGCCCGCCGTAAACGCTGATGTCCCGTTGCCTTTAAGAACACCGGTCAGCGTCGTAACGCCCGTACCACCCGAAGCCACCGGCAACGCTGCGCCCAGCGTCAAGGAACCAAAGTACGTCAGTGCCTCCAACACATCTGTACCGTCGCACCGTAGCGCAATCCGAGCGCCGTTGGGCACCGAGATTCCCGTCCCAGCAGAGGTCTTCACCGTCTGCGCTGCGCCCGTGCTGTTGGTCACGAAGTACAGCTTGCTGACCGCTGGGACGATGACGTTGTACGAACCGCCTGGAGTCCCGCCGAGCACGAGGAACATGGCCCGCGCTTCATCTGATGCGCCGTTGCTTGAGGTCAGCGTGTAGTTCGCCGCCGTCATCGTGATGCTGGACGTACCAGCAATCGAGGAGTCAATCAGGCTCGTCGCCCCGGCGTTGAACACCGTACCCCAGGTATTGCTCAGTTCCCCCGTGGCCGGAAGAACAAGCCTGAGGCTGCTGGTATAGGTTGATGGCATGTCTTACCTCAAGCGAATCGGATCAGCGCCGTGGTGGCAGAAGCAGCCGGAAGCTGCACCGTGAAATTTGGCCCAGCAGTTTTGTCTGAACCAAAATCCAGCACCGCAATTGCACGGTCTGCCTTGGTGGAGTTGTAGATCAAACCCCCACGGGTGACAAAACTAGACCCCGGCCAAGCAGGGTTGTCGAACGTCACATATGCCGTGGTGCCAGAAAGGAGCACTTGGACATTGACAAGAACCACACCGCCTGCGGTGTAGCCAGTGCCTACAACTTCTTCCGTTGTGGTGTAAACCGTGGTGTCTGCACCAAGAGAAGCGGCGCTCGTATAGAGCGCCATCTTCAGGACATCGGTATCCAGATCATGGATAGCCAGCCATGACTCCTGTTTGAACGAAGAGCATAGCGTTTGTACCAGAGCCATTTAGACCACCTTTGTTCTGACCTGCCCAGTACGGTATGCGTCTTGTCGGTCTTTGCCTTCGCCCAGGTTCTTCAGCAGGGTCAGGGATTGAACGTACTGCTTGTCTGCCTCGGCCACAATATCCTGCTCCTGCTTCATCCACCGAGCAGCTTCAACCATGACCGCGTTAAACAACACGCTATCAAAATTGTCACCCAGCCATGTGGTCGTTGCCGTGACGATACTTTCCGGGTAGTAGAAATACGCCAACTCCGCGCTCAAAGCAGCGCTGGGCGTGGGGCCAAGCAAGAACGATTGAACCTTTGGCGTGCCCGTCTGCGTGCCGTACAGCGCGTAATACTGCGGCGTCCCGGTGACAGCCACACTAGGGAAGGACTCCCGGATGAAATTGACATCCTTGTTCAGCAAGTAACTGAACACACCCGCAACGGTCACCCCAAATGAAAACGAGGACAAAAAGTCTGTTGGGACTACAAGTAGCGGGTTACCGATGGTCAGCGTCAGCGTGGAATTCTTGCGGAGGTTAGGAAGCTGCACCGAGTTGTAGATGCGCTGCTCCGCCAACTTCGTCATCGTGGAGAAGTCATTTGCAGAGAAGCTGTTTTCCACAGCATCCTGCACAGCAGTCTGCAACTCGGAGTAGTTCACGCCATCGGCCCCCTAGACATGAAGCCCCGCGTAGCGGCACCAGATCCACGCTGCTTGATGCCCGTGGTCTTTGCCGCAGGAGCAGGATGCTTGGAAATGTTGCCCAGCACCACGCACAGATCCCGAGGGTTCTCAGCCTCTTGCGGGTATGCCTGCTTGGCCGGAGGAAGTTTTGTGATCTTGCCCATGTTTCACCCCGTCTTCTGGTTGGCAGCGCGGGACATGTTCTTGCCCAGGCGCATACGGTCCTCAGAGGTGGGACCGCCCTTCTTGAAGCCGTGCGCCTGCTTCGCAGGCTTCTTCGCATGTGCGCGAAGAGCGGCCATTGCCTTGCTGTCTTTCTCTGCCATTTCGGGCTCCTTGTGTTCAGGTCGTGCTGACCGTGACTGTACCAACATATCCCTGCCCGACCAAGCTATTTGGCGTCAGGGGCGCATCAAAACCACTGGACCCACCTATCGGAGCCCAGCCCCACTCAATCACCCTGCTACCCCCGCCGAACGAGCCCGTAGCAGTCACACCAGACGAGTACCAAGTGTTCGTGTCTGGACGAGGATCACGGATGGCGATTGGATCCGAGACTGGGTACATACCCAGTTGTAACTGTGGCTGATCTGGGGTCCAACAAGCCGTACAGGCACGAATCTGTGTTTGCTTGGTTTTGACTACGAGGTTCTTGAGCTTTTTGAGGTCGAAACGAAACCCGCAGACATCGCAGTAGCCGAATGCCTTTGCGCCGTTTGCAAAGCGATTGCTCATGAGATGAATTGTTGGCGAGGCACGAACCGGACAGCTGCCTTCTCACGGTCCTCGGAACTGGCAAGATCCCAAT